GTCGGCGTACGGGCGCGTCCAGCTGACGGGGAGCGCCTACTCGTCGCTGCCCGACGTCGAGCGCACGCCCGACGCCGACGACATCGTCGATGCGCTCTTCCTCCGCGCATCGGCGACGGAGGCCGGCGACCGCAGGACGGCTCACCTCATGCGCGCGGCCGGCGCGATGATCAGAATGATGGAGGACAGGATTGAAGCACTGCAACGGCGCCTCGAGGCGCGAAAGGAAGGGACCGATGACTCAGCAGGAGATCGCGGCGGCTCTCAGGTCGCTCGCTGACAGGATCGAGCAGGGTGGCAAGCAGGTGGCTCCGTCGGCCGCGCAGGCGCCGCGCAAGGCGGCTCCCGCGCCGGCGGGCGCGCGCACCGTCCAGGGCAAGGTGGCGTTCTGGGATGTCAAGGTTCGCGACAACGGGAAGCCGATGGCGAGCATCAAGCTCGCCGACGGGCAGCGCTTCGTGTGCTTCGACGAGAAGGTCATCTCGGCCTCCGATCCGCTCATGCGCGGAGACGAGGTCGCCGTCTCGCTGAAGCAGTGGACGAAGAAGGACGGATCGACCGACTGGCTCGTCTGCGGGATCGCGAAGGGATCGGCCCCGCAGGGCATCACCGACGACGAGATCCCGTTCTGATCCGATGATCTTTCCTGGCCGGCCCGGGGGAGTTCACCCGACTCCCCCGGGCTTGGCTGTCTCATGGAGGTCGCATGGAACCGCGAAAGTTCGAGATCGCCCCGCTCGTGCTCCCCGAGGCCGAGCCGCGGCTGCGCCCGCCCGTCGTGCATGGCCTGATCCGCCAGGGCGAGGTGTGCAACTGGATCGCGTCGCCGAAGACCGGCAAGACGTGGATGGTCTACAGCCTCATAAGCGCCATCGTGCGCGGCGCCGTCTGGTGCGGGCACAAGTGCGAGAAGGGCAGGGTGCTGCTCATCGACAACGAGCTGCACCCCGAGACCGCGGTCTACAGGCTGTGGAAGGTCGCCTTCCAGGACGGGCTTGACAGGCAGGACCTCGCCCGCATGGTCGACGTGGCGTTCATCCGGGGGACGCGGGGAAGCGTCGAGGACCTCGAGGCGACCATGCGCGGCGCCGGCCGCGGGACGTACGACCTGGTGGTCGTCGACGCCTTCTACCGCTTCATCCCGAAGGGGTCCGACGAGAACTCCAACGCCGACATGACGGCGCTCTACAACCACGTCGACCAGATCGCCTCGCTCTCGGAGGCGGCGACGATCCTCGTGCACCACAGCACCAAGGGAAGCCAGAGCGGCAAGGAGACGATGGACGTCGGGGCTGGCGCGGGGTCCATCGGCAGGGCGACGGACAGCCACATCGTCTTCCTGCGGCACGAGGAGGAGGGCTGCGTGACCATGCAGGCGCGCTGCAGGTCGTGGCCTGCCATCGCTCCCAAGGTCCTGCACGTCGATCCGCCGAGGGTCTGGCACGATCAGACGGATGGTCTCAACCCTTCCGACCTCTGGCAGCCGCCCGCTCCGAAGAAGCGGAAACCGCAGGATTGAGCCCGTTACGCAAGGCGCGTCGCGCTAGACGGCGCGCCGCAAAGCGTAACGGGAAGAAATCTGCAGTTTCAAGCCTTTTTCTTGGAGAGCAAAAGACTATTCAGAGAAACTATGCATAGTGCATAGACAAGCCGCTCTTTATAGTCCATAATGCCCTGCATGGCACTACACAGCAGAGGTAAGGGAGCGGCGGGCGAGCTCGAGGCTGCGGAGGCGCTGTCCGAGATCCTTGGCGAATGCCGGCGAACGGTCCAGTATTCGGGGCGCGCGGGCACCGCGGACGTCGTCTGCGAGTACGCGCCCGGGCTGCACATCGAGGTCAAGCGCACCGAGCGGCTGAACCCGTACGCCTTCTTGGATCAGGCGATCCGCGACAGCACCAAGACCAAGCGCGTACCGTTGGTCGTCTGCCGCTCGAGCTACAAGCCATGGCTCATCGTGTGCCGGCTGTCAGACCTCGAGCGTCTGGCCGAGGAGGTGACACGTGCCAGAGCCCTTCAGACACCAGCTGCCCCCGATGCCGCAGATGGATGCCAAGAGCCGGATGCAGCGTGACCGCGGCACGCACTGCGGCTGGAAGTGGCGCCGATGGCGCAACCTGTGGCTCAAGGGCAACCCTCTGTGCGTCGACTGCGGGCGGCTGGCCCAGTGCGTCCACCACGTGGTGCCTCGCCATGCGGCCCCAGAGCGCATGTACGATCCCACGAACGTCGCGAGCCTGTGCAACCAGTGCCATGAGGCCCGCCACGCGACCCGTTGACTTATCCACAAGTTATCCACAATTTTAGGGGGGGGTAGGCCGCTTTTAGACCACATGCCGACGTGTCCTCTTTGCCCACGGCAAAAAATCGACCATCGGACCCCCCCATAGCCCATCGACCCATAAAAATGTGGATAACTTGTGGATAACTCAAGGCCCGAGAACGACCTGACCGCATACGCCGAGAGCGTGCTCGGTGGCGCAAGGCCTTGTGGCAAATGGGTTTACGCCGCCTGTCACCGCTTCATGCGCGACCTCGAGCGCACGGACGTGAAGCTCGACGCCGCGGCCGTCGACGCCGCGTTCGCCTTCTTCGAGCGCCTGCCGCTCGTCGGCGAGGACACAGGGCGGCCGTTCGTCCTGACGCCGTGGCAGCGCTTCTGGGTCGGCAACCTCGTCGGATGGCGCGCCGCCGACGGCCGCCGGCGCTTCAAGCTGGCGATCCTGCAGGTCGCCAGAGGCAACGGCAAGACGACGCTCGCCGCCGGGCTCGGCCTCTGGGACATGGAGCAGGGCGACGGGCGCCGCGTCCACGTCATCGCGAACAACGAGGACCAGGCGGGCATCTGCCTGGACACCGCGCGCACGATGGCGCGGGCCGTCGGCGACCCGTCGACGGTGGTGCGGTTCGACCGCGTCCTGCGGCCGTCCCACGACTGCGAGTTCAACGCGCTTCCCGCGCTCGAGCGGTCGCTCGACGGCTTGAACCCCTCGCTCTGGATCGCCGACGAGGCCGCCGAGTTCAAGGGAAGGTTCCTGACCAAGCTGCTGACCACGGGCGCGAAGCGCCGCGAGTCGCTCGGCGTCATCATCTCGACGCCCGGCAGCAACCCCGAGAACCACTACGCGGAGCTGGTGAAGCAGGCCGAGGCCGTCCTGTCGGGCGAGGTCGAGGATGACACCATGTTCCCGATGCTGTACGGCATCGACCAAGGCGACGCCGTCGGCGACGAGGAGCACTGGCCGAAGGCGAACCCCGGCATGGAGCACGGCCAGCCGGACATGGTCTCGCTGCGCCGCTCGTGGAACACCATGAAGCGGAGCGCCATGGGCCGCTCCGAGTTCACGCGCTACCACTGCGCGCGGGCGGACGAGAACACGGGCGGATGGCTCGACATGGCCCTCTGGCCGGGCGGCAAGGCCATCGAGTGGGACGAGCTCCGCGGGCGCCCGGCGTGGCTCGGGCTCGACCTCTCGAAGAGCCTGGACATGTCCGCGCTCGTGGTCGCCGTGCCTCGCGGCGACGGCACGGTCGCCATGCAGGGCCACTACTGGTGGCCGTCGCAGGACGTCGCGCAGCGCGAGCTCGACTACCGGATGCCCGTCCGCCAGTGGTCGGCCGAGCGCCGGCTGACCCTGACGCCAGGGCGCGAGATCGACTACGAGTCGATCCGGCAGCGCATCCTCGAGCTGCGCGACCAGTTCGACATCAAGGCCGTCGGCTACGACGCCTGGGGCAGCAAGTACCTCGCCGAGCAGCTGGTCGCCGACGGGGTCCCGCTGCTGACCTACCGCATGGGCATCGGCACCTTCGGCCCCGGCTGCCAGCTCTGGCAGAACCTGTGGGCGGGCGGGAAGTTACTGATCGGCGACGACCCGATCATGCGGCGCTCGTGCGCCGAGGCCCACGCCTCGACCGACCGCAACGGGAACGTGCGGCCCGTCAAGAGCCGCGAGTACTGCATCCTCGACCCGCTCGTCGCCGGCATCATCGCCGTCCACGTCTGGGGAGGAAAACGCGCGAGTTCGTACGACGAATGGGTTTAGGCGCAATCCGCACGGGATGACGTGGCCACGATCCCCGCGTGATCAGGTCTCTCCTGCACAGGTTCTTCGGGCATTGGTCCACCTTCCCGGGTGCGTCGTTCCTCATCGCGCCGACTTCGGGCGGAATGCCCATCGTCGATCCCGACACGGCGCTGCAGTACACGCCCGTGCACCGCGCGGTCTCGCTCATCGCAAACGACCTTGCGCGCGTCGAGTGCAAGGTCACCGACGGCGCAACCGACGCGCTGCTTCGATCCCCGAACCGCTTCATGTCGGGCTTCGAGTTCCGCCGTCTGATGACGATGCAGTGCTGCCTCTACGGCAACGCCTTCGCGCTCATCAACCGCACGCAGTCGGGAGAGCTCTTTGAGCTGATCCCGCTCGGCGTCCACACGGTGACTCTCGACGTCACCGGGCGCGAGCCCGTCTACCGCACAAGCCTCTACGGCGACCTGCGCCTCGACCAGGTGCTTCACCTGCGCACGCTCGGCTACAGCGGCATGTGGGGCGAATCGCCGGCGCGGCTCTGCAACGCGGCGCTAACGGTCATGGCTGCGCAGGAGCAGTCGCAGCTCAAGAGCATGGAGAACGCCGGACAGCCGAAGCTGGCGCTGGTCCACCCGGGCGCGCTCAACGACAAGCAGCGCCAGATGGTCGCCGAGCAGTACGTCAAGCAGCACAGCGGCAGCGTGAACGCCGGGCGCCCGCTTGTGCTCGGCGACAACATGCGCGTCGAGCGGATCAGCTCGACGTTCGACAACGACGGAATCGACGCCGCGCGTCGCTACTCGGTGCAGGACGTATCGCGCATCTTCGGCGTCCCCGTCTCCTACCTGAGCGAGCACAGCCAGAGCACGTACGGGTCGATGGAGTGGCTCGGCCGCATGTACGTCGACCACTGCATTCAGCACTGGGCCGCCATCTGGAAGAGCGAGATCCTCCAGAAGCTCGCGAGCCCGTTCGATTCGGTCTCGTTCGACCTCGACGCGCTCCAGCGCCCGAGCCTCGCCGAGCAGATGGCTTCGCTCAGGACGGGCGTGGAGGCGGGATTCATCACCCGAAACGAGGCGCGCGAGTGGCTCGACCTCGAGCCGCTGCCGGGACTCGACGATCCGATTGTCGCGAAGAACATGGGGACGGGCGGCGGCACAACGAACATCGGCACCGACACAAGCGCGGAAGCGGGGACCCCCAATGATTTCACGGCGTGACATCGGATCCATCGAGCAGGCCATCGAGGGGCGCACGCTGCGCGGCGTCGCCGCGGTCTACAACCAGCAGAGCCGCGAGATCAGCGAGTTCGGGCGCACGTTCCGCGAGCAGATCGCGCCGGGCGCTTTCGCCAAGTCGCTCGGCGAGGACATCAAGCTCCTCTACAACCACGATCCGCGAATGCCGCTCGCGCGCACGCGCGCGAAGACGCTCGCGCTCATGGACAAGGCCGACGGCCTCCACTACGTCGCGTCGCTCCCCGAGACGACGCTCGGCAACGACGTCCGCGCGCTGATCGAGCGCGGCGACCTCAGCGGCGAGATGTCCTTCGGCTTCTACGTCGAGGCTGACGAATGGAACAAGGCGCGCACCGAGCGCACCGTCCGCCAGGCGAAGCTCGTCGAGGTGAGCATCGTCGTGGACGCCGCCTATCCCCAGACCACTTCCAGCCTGCGTCACGTTGACGCGGCTGCCATCGAAGCCGCTCAGGCGCGGCTGGAACTTCACATTGCGAGGCTCTCGACATGGACAAGCTGACCGAACTCAACGCACTCACCCACCAGTACCGCAAGACGCTCGAGCAGTTCGCCGAGCGCAAGGACGCCAAGACCCACGACATCGAGGCGCGCGGCAGCGGCGAGGAGCGCGAGAAGATCGCGCGCCTCGACAACGACATGACCGAGATCGAGAAGCTGATCCAGCTGCGCAAGCTCGCGGCCGAGGCGGCGACTCCCGAGTTCTCGTCGCGCGTCGCCGAGGACGACGGCAAGTGGCTGTACGACGGCATGGCGCAGCGCAAGCGCAAGGAATACGGCACCCGCCACTACACCGAGCGCTTCATGCACTCGATCATCGGCGGCGACATGGCTGCCTTCCGCGCGCTGTCGACCACGACGAGCAACGCGCCCGTGCCGACCGACCTCGAGCGCCGCATCATCGAGAAGCGCCAGCAGGCATCGGTCATCCGCCAGCTGGCGACCGTCTACACCATCGACTCGACCCGCGACGTCACCGTCGAGGGCTCGCTGCCGACCACGGCCAAGGTCGCCGAAGGCGCTTCGATCACCCCGAACGACCTGTCGTTCAACACCAAGATCACCTTCCTGAAGACGAAGTACGTGACCGCCGCGAAGGCGTCGCGCGAGTACCTCGCCGACGTCATCGGAACGAGCGGCGTCGGCAGCGGCCTCGACTACATCTCGCGCAAGCACGGCGTCTCCATGGGCCTCTTCCACGACGAGCAGTTCACGACCGGCGACGGCACCGGAGACCCCGAGGGCATCGCGGGCTCGAGCGCGCAGTCGAAGCTCGCGACGGCGTCTCAGGTGACCGATCTCGGCGGCGCCGCGATCACCACCGTGACCGGCGACAACATCATCGACACCTACCACCTGGTGAAGCCGCAGTACCGCATCGGAGCCAAGTTCTCCTGGCTCTTCAGCGACACCTTCCTCAAGACGGTGCGCAAGATCAAGATCAACACGACCGACTACGTCTGGAAGCCGTCCGACAACGGCGGGCTTATCGACGGCGTCCCCGGCACGCTCTACGGCGTCCCGTACCGCATCTCGGCCTACGTGCCGACCGCGACCACGAACAACAACATCTTCGCTGTCATCGGCAACTTCGAGTACTTCGAGATCGCCGACCGCATGGGCATGGAGACCCTCATCGACCCGTACAGCGCGGCCTCGACTGACGAGACGATCGTCTACATGTACACGCGCACCGACTCGCGCATCATGCTGATCGACGCCTTCGCCGCCATCACCTGCTGATTCCCTTGTTGCGGGGGGCCGCCGCCGAAAGGCGGCGTCTCCCTTTATGCCCGCGCTCCCCATCCCCCTCGACGTCCTCCGGACCCGTCTCCGCATCGAGACGGAGGCCGACGACGTCGACTTGTCCACGCTCGCCATCGCGGCCGCCGAGGTCATCGAGCGCGAGACGGGCATCGCGCTCTCGAGCGCGACG